ACCTCCTCGACCGCCTTGAAATAGTGCTGGTAGCCGTGCGTCTTGGACATCCACCGGAGCCGGGCCCGATCGGCGGCCGTCTTGCGATGACCGCGAACCGCACACTTCGGCCGTGCCTGGCCGCTCTTGGTCGCGGCGTAAAGCCGCTTCGGTGTGCGGGTGAGACCGCCGGCGTTCAGGTGGGCACAGGCGTAGCAGATCGACTTGAACGCCTCGGCCAGCTCCGATTGCGTCGGGGCGCGACGAGCACGATAGGCGTCCTGGAAGAGTGGTCCGCCTCCCCCGCCACCGCTGAAGCCCGGCGGGGACTTCCGCCGCGCCGCGGCGAGCAGTCGTGCGGTGCCAGATGATCGCGGTCGCGGCATGGGGCCTTTAGTCCAGGCCGCCCGCGGCGACCGCCCGAGTCACGATGTCGCCGGCCGGGCCGAACGCCACGCCGTGCGAGATGCCGTCGGCGTCGAAGGACACGGCCCACGCGCCGAAACTGCAGCCGGGGCGGTCGGGCGTCGCGACGGGCGAGGCGAGCGTCAGGGCGTGGGTGTCGATGGAAAAGGTCATGAGTTCAGGACCACCAGTGATCGTTGTTGACGTCGTGCCACTCGCGTTCGCGTTCTTCCTGAGCCTGTTCCTCGGCTTCCTTCGCCGCCTTCTCGGCCTCGGCCTGCTCTTCGGGCGTTCGCCGGTCGATTTCCTTGCCGCGGTCGATGCCGGTGATCATGTAGCGGAGGGCCGCGAGAGCGTGGTTATCCTTGTCGACGATCTTTCCGGTCGTGGGATCGTAGTGGTAGATCCCGGCTTCGCGGATCAGGCCGGCACAGGCCCGCGAGACCTTGAGCCGCTTCGACCGGATGCGGGCCTCGACGCGAGCAATGCCGGTGTCCAGCGAATTCCCGCCGACGTGCACGCTGGGCACGACGTCCAGGCCCGCCCGTCGAAACTCGGCCGTCTGATCGGCTCCCGCCGGGTCCGCCCACCACCGCACGTCGCCGCGGGGCTTCAGGGCGGCGATGTTGTCGTGGATGGTCAGGTGCGAGCCGTAGCGTTCCCAGTGCACCCACAGCACGTCGTCGCGATCGAGGACGGCGTCCAGGGCGGCAAACGGATTGTTCCAGCCCCAGTCGATGCCGCCGATTCGCTCACCCTCGGGGAGAGAGAAGTCGTCCTCGACGCACGACCCGAAGTCGGGGTAAACCAGGCCGTCTCGCTTGACGTCCCAATCGCCGTCGAGTAGCCGGGCCTTCTCGACCGCTGGCAACGCCTGCAGGTTGGCGAGATAGCCGGGATCCTTGGCCATCCCGATCCGGTTGTCGTAGATCCGGGCCCGGATGAATGTGACGCTTTTCGGCGCCAGGTCGGGATGCTTCTCCTTCAGTTCCGCCCGGCTTTTCCCCCAGACGAGCTTGCCGTTGACCCGGAGCAGGTATCGCAGTTCGCCGTCGCGTGCGTAGCAGGGATGGTCGCCGTCGAGCCACGGCGACAAGAAGCCTCGCACCCAACTGCCGGAGTCCGGATTCGTGCTCGCCCGCACATATGGCCGCACGCCGCACGTTGAGCGGTTGCGGCTGAGCATGTAGAAAAATTGGGTTTCGGAAAAATGCGTGAGTTCATCAAATTCGATTAAACATACCTGGCTTCCTTGCCAATCGTACTTGGTGTCCTCATGCTGCAGGTGGCGGAAACTGATACAGGCCCCGCTCGGGAACCGCCACTCGAGATCGCCGACCCGTGGCGTGCCGCCGACCAGCGGATAGAGCGAGCCGGCCTCGTCCCACAGGCCGCCTTCGTTCGTGATCTGCGGCGACGTCCGGCGGAAGATTACCGCGCCGAAGTCGGGATTGTTGACATGCCGCAGCGGCTCGACGAGCAGTGCCCAGCTCTTGCCTCCAAAAGCGGCACCACCATATATGGCGATATCCGCAGGACACGATAAGTAGCGTTCCTGCGCTCCGGGCTGCGGCCGGATCTCAATCCGCGACTTGCTCACCGGCCTCTGGGGGTTCTGGCTTGTCGCGGCCGTTACTGGGCAGGTAGATCGAGACCGGGCCGCCGTTGGCGCCGGTCACCTCCCGCTTCTCGGTCCACTGCCCGAGTTCCTGGGCCGCCTGTTTCTCGTGCTCGCGGAGTTCTTTCAGGAGAGCCGCATCGACCTCGTAATGGTCAACGATCATGGCGTTGTCGCCCGAGCCGACCGACTTCACCGTGTGGGCGAGAAGGCCGGTGTTGCCGCCCGCCGCCTCGGCCATCTTGGGGTCGTCCGCCCGCGCCTCGATGATCCTCCGCAGCCGATTCCAGCGGTCGGTCAGGGCCCGGACGCGGTTCTCGCGGAGGGCGATCCCACGCCCGTAGACCTCGGACTGTTCGCGGGCCCGGAGCTTCTCGACGCGACCGGCAAACCGCGGGTCAGACCGCCACAGGAAGATTGTTTGACGCGAGACACCGACCTTATCCGCGATCTCTTGATACGTAAGCTCACCGCGGGCAACAAGTTGGGCCGCTTCCTTCGTCTTGGCTGTCCAGCGAAAAGTCTTCATCGGATTGTCAAACGGTTGTAAATCCCCTCACCACTCGTCTTCCCGTTCAGGCTCCACATCCAAAAACCCCTCACCCCGGCACGCCTGACACTTCCCCGTCAGCCTCCACGCCGCCCGTTCGCACGCCGCACACCACTCGTGCCACCCACTCAGCCCGCTTTCGCTCGCGTGCCAGATGTCTGCCTTGCACCGCCCATCACCGCCGCAAACCCGGCATCGGTAAAGCTCGTGCAGCAGCCTGGCCGAACGGTTCGCAATCTCCGGGTCGCGGTGCCGCACACCCACGCAGAGCAACCGAAAGGCCGAGTGGCCGCGGGCGGCGATGACTTCTTGTGCGAGTTCTCTCGCCTCGTAGTCCGGCGAGCCCAGCACGCGGACGAGGCGGGCGTCGGTCGAGTTGAGCAGGGCATCGATTCGCTTCGGCGAGGCGGCGATCACCCAGTCTTCGACGATCCGGGCGAAGTGGATGTCGGGTTGGGCGAGGGAGGCGAGGCACAGGAGGGCGGCGGTCATGAGATCAGCAACACGTGATTGCCGACTGGATCAGTAATCGCTTCATACCGCACGCCATGCTTGGCATGAGAAACAGGCCGCTGTGCGTGAATCGCCTGCCAAAGAGCCTCTCTAGTCTCAACGTTCGGCTCGCGATGGAACGCCGCAGCCGCCTCGGAGGGTGTCGGCTTGGGTCTCGTCCGGTCAAGCAGGTTGAAGATCGCGTCAGCCGCTTCGCGCTTCATCTCGTCGGGGAACCAAAGCTTGTCGGCAAAAACCCCGGCCGCAATCTGAAGCGACTTGACTTCCGCGTCCGTCAACACAACCGACTCTCGCTTCTGCTTGCTCATTTCAGTTGGTCTCGGTTCGGTCCAAGAGGGCGGGAGCATGGGTCAGTACCCGAGAACCTTGAAGCCGCCTCTGTAGCCCTTGATGTGCAGCGCCGGCCTCTGATGGCGGTAGTGGATCAACTCCGCCTCGTCACCCTTGAATACCGAATGGATGCCCAGCACGACGAACGAGCCGCGGTCGGTCTCGATCATCGTCTTCATGTCTTCGTTGAAGGACGTGGGGATCACCTGCGCTCGCACGATCCGGCCGATCGGCTCATGGCCGACGACCTGTTCTGTGGCGGCGTCGTAGACCGTCTTGCCGATGAGGAAGGCAAAGGCGCTCGCACACGTGGCCACGAGCGTGGCGAAGAACACTGCATCGAACGAAAGTCGTCTCATGAATGACCTCGTCTCGCCGTCGCCCTCTCCACCCTCACCCACGCCCACCCCACCGCGCCCGCCGCCACGCTCACGCCTTCTCCTTCGCCTCGGCCCGCTGGCGGTCGAGCCTGGCCCGGTGGGTGTTGTAGGCACTCCACACGGCCCCGATGCCGATCAAGATCGGCCCTATCGCGTTGAGCAGGTTCCACCCGAACGTCACGAAGTTCGCCACCGCCCAGCCAGCGCCGATCGCTTTCGTCAACGTGTGGCCGAAGAAGGCTTGGGCGTGGTCGAGCATCGGGGCGGCCTCTGGTTGGGGGTCGCGGGGGAACGGGGTTACTTGCTCGGCGTCGGCGCCGGGTCGTCCCCATGGTTGAACAGCCGGACGATCTGGACCAGGGCCGTGATGACGGCCACAGCCACGCCAGCGTATTGCGCGACGAAGATCGTTGAGGCGCTGCCCAGGATGGCCGTGAGGACTTCATAAACGCCGCCGCCGTGCAGCAATGCCGGGACGACCACACGGAGCAGTTCGACCGGATTCAGGTAGCCGTTGATCGAACCGGCCGTGGACCGAAGGCCGTAGATCCAGTTCGCGATCGTCTTGAGGACGGTGAGTGTGCGGGACATTGGAGAACCTACCTCTCTCAGTGTGATTTGATTCGACCGATCGCGGCCCGCAGACCGCCGACCGCCAACAGCCCTAAGAACGCAGCGGAA